CAATCGGTGCTTCTACTGATTTCTTGGCTGCTTCGAGCTGTAGAAGTGCAAAACGAGCCTTAGCCATCTGTACAGGAAGCACATCATCGAACTGTCCACGAGTCTGTCCATCGACAGTTGGGCGTTCTGCAATGTCTACAAGTACTTTACCGATGACATTCGGGGTATTTGTCAATACTAGGTTGTCAAGATCAGGGATAAAGATCATGTCCTGATACTTATCGTGATAGTGCATCACGGTAATCATGGCACTTTGACCACGATACTTCTGGCGAATCTTGTTTGTATGCTCTGGATACTGGTAGATAACGGTCTCTGTATCCATAACAAGGGTACGAGATACGCAGGTTATGTTACCGAAACGATCCTTATCGTAGTAAAGACCGAATGGATCGAGCAGTCTTACTCGTGGATTGTTGGTTTCAAAGTCAATGTCAATCATTCCAGCACAGAAACCGTAGGTGTAATACCAGTCAGCACCTGCATACATCTGAAGTTGAAGATCTGATTTGTTGGCGTAATGGTTGGCAATGCGTGTACGGATATCTGCCTTCTTACGAGCAGCATCGGATGCCATGTTGGATGAAGAGCAGTTAATCGATGGAAGAGGAGCCGTAACTTCTGCGAGGTCACGAGCTGCGATATCAATCATGTTTGCGATGAGTGGCTTCGGATACTCATCAGAGAACTGACCGAAGAAGACATCCTGCATTCTGCCTTGGCGTACAGCAAGCACATCAGCCATACGGCGGTCACGATCCATGTTACGGTTCTTAAGCCGTGTGACCTTTGCTGCTACTTCCTGTGGAGTAAGCATTTAATCTCCTTTAACCGATTCTCCGACTAGCGGCATATTCGTCAAGGTTTACAACCATCTGACGATTCTGATCTGCTCTAGTCAAAAACTCATTCTTCATAAACTTTCCACCATAGTCACCGAACTGGCAGATTTCTCTGGCTCGGATCTCGCAGAACCAAAGAGCCATAACCAAGTCGGTTTTGTTCTTTGTCTCTGGCGACCAAGTGACAAGTTGATCGATTAGTAATCTGATTCCTTCGTGTCTATCTGACGGAAGATGGATCAGGTTGTCTCTGCGATGTTTACCCTGTGAATCGGCAGATCCAAAGAGGGTAGACATAGCTGCCACACCGAAGCCGACATCCCACTTATTGCGAGATGTTGTATGTTCCCGGAGCATCACTCCACGGTTGGCTAACCACATCCGTAGATTCTCATCCTGTGTCAGGTAGCCCTGAAAAGCGTTACGCTCAACCATCCATTCAGATGGCTTGTACTTGTCAGTAAATGTTGTGATGAGATCACGGATTGCTTGTGGCGAGGGCCGAGTAATAGTTGCTGCATCAAGGACATAACGCTTTTTGCGGCGGCGATCAATCGCCATTACTACGGCTGCCGTATCACCAACAATCGCTGGGTCAAGCCCTGCAACTACGGTGAGACCTTCTGACTCTTCTGGGTGTCCGGGATTGCCCGGCACGATAGGGCCAATCATTCTCATGCGGTCGATTGAACCTTTAACACAAGCGACATTGAATGTTGAGTCTTCGTCAACATCTGCTTGCTGGTAAACCATCGACCAAGTTTTCGGATCGAGGGCAGACCTACGCATCGATAGGTGGTGTCCATCCCAGCGAGGGTATAAACCTTCTTCGTCTGGTTCTTCCTCGGATCCTTGCCATGGGCGGTCGGATTTAGGCCATAAGGTCTTCCAGTCGTTCGGGCTTTCACCGAACTCAAGTACCGCCGGCATGGCAAGGTATGTCCACGGAGATTGACCTGTGGGATAGCGTTCCCCATTACGGAGTTCCCTATACAAGTCGATGGAATCCACTCGGGTTCCTAAGACTAAAAGTTTTCCAGTAGGCCCAAGACGAGTTAGGACTTCCTGCTGGATCCAACGAATCTGCTTCTCGTATTCGTGTGAGTTGCTCATCGTCACGCAGTCATCGAGAATAATCAGGTCGGCTCTCGCACCGTAGACCTGACCACCGATACCGATAGCCTGAAGGGTAGGGTCTTTCTGGTCGGAGTCACGAAGTTCGTCTCCGAGATAAACTTGTGTTGCTTGCCATGTAGCAGACTTGGACTTGAAGCCAGAACCTGCGGCGTAAGCGAGTTGTAGCTTTTGCCAGCCGGGGTGGGTAAGTCTTTGCTTGATAGCGTAGATAAACTCGGTAGCCTTCTGCTGGCTTTTTGAGACAATCATGATTCGAACATTGGGATCCATACAGATCCGATAGACCGGATAATCAATCGAGGTAGTCATCGACTTGGCGTGTTCAGGTGGCACATTCACCAGCACATACTGGGGGCGACCCTTTTCATACTGCATCGAGCTGTGAAGCCACGCTGGGTCTCGACCTTCCAGTAGATCGATAATGTTCATCTGGTGTGGAAAGGTCTCAGCCTCTAAATACTCTTTGCGGAAATCACGAAATGGTAACGACAGAGATTCCTCAGATTGGATGCGACCCTTAGTAACTCGGGCAGCTCTAATCTTGTCGGCGTTCTCTTTGAACTCTTTATCGGTGGATCGGTAGTACTCCCAGAGTTTGACCGATTTGCCTACAGCCCTCATCGCCTCTTCGACTGTATAGCCTTGGGTGATGTAGCCAAGTACCTTCGCTTTAGTCTTGGCGGCTTCTTCTTGCCGTTTTGTCATTGGATTCCTAGTGTCATTCTCATTGGATCCACGGTCTGTGGATAAACCTGTGGATAGTCAAAATGATAGACCTGTCCAAACTCACTAGGAGTTTGTTTGGGGGCCTCCAGTCGCTGGAAGCTCCCTCCGGCCCCCTAGGGCCGGGTAGGTCGTCTATTTACCTAGTCGGTAAATATCCTCCCTACTATGTATAAGCCGGGATAAAGGCTGTTTATCCCACATTATGGGGTGTGATTTACCTCACATACTATCCAATGCAGTCAAATATGGCTCTGACCTGCGGTTTTAATAACGTAAATACCCTGAAAATTTTATTGGCGGAGAGTGTATCAGTAGCGCGTTAGCGCTATAAGAAGTGGGGTCGCGAATGCGACCACCAATTCGGGGGGTCCGGGGGGTATGCCCCCCGGCGGGGTCCGGGGCAGAGCCCCGGCGCGCGGGGCGCGCGGGCATTAAAAAACCCGCCCACGCGGGTTTAATCGCGTGAGCGGGCGGTTTGTTTCGGGCGACTATCTACCCGCGCAGTAAGTTTGCCACACGCACGAGGGTTGCCATGTCTTCGGGCGAGAAGTCAAGCGTGATAGCGGGGGCTTCCGCTTTTGCCTTCTTGGGCTTCGCGGGGGTCTTGCTGGCTTCCGCTTGCGCTTTGAGCGCGAGGGCTTCCTCTTGCGATTCTGCCCAATACTCACGCGTGGCGCTCTTCTTGGCTTCCTTGCCCGCGTTGATGATTTCACGCGCAAAGTCTAGCGCGGTTGCGATTCCGATTATCGCGCCATAATCGGGGGTGTCGGGGGTTTCTTCGGCGCGCTTGCGTAGGCTCTGGCTCGCGCTTGAGAGAAGTTGCGCGGGGGTTCCGTTCTTCGAGAGGGCGCTCTCGATTCGGTTTGCCACGCTCTTGCGTGCGCTCTCGGTCATTGGGAAAACCGCGAGCATTTCGGAGATTTTTTGCTTGTTCATGCGTTTAGCCTTTCGGTTCGTGGTCGGCGGTGTTGCCGATTCACTCTCCGAGTTTAAGGGCGGGTTTTTTGTTTTGTCAATTAGGAGCTTCTTTTTTTTTTGGGCGAGTCGTGGCGTGGTTTGTTGGGCTTGGTTTGAGTCCGGCGCTGGCTTTTCTCAAGATCGTTTTTCCGAACATCTGTTCTATCGAACATTTGTTCTAATCCTTGATCCGCGATTCCTGCCCCCGCGTTCGGGCGTGTCGGCGCGCGCGTATGTGCGTACGCCCGCGCGGTACATCTCTTGCCGTCATACCCACGCACCCACCTACGCCCACGTACCAACAGGCAAACTTACACACACGCGGTACATCTCTCGCCGTTACGTACGAGCTTACGCACGCATTTTTTCGGGTGCGAGGTTAGACTCGATCTAGGCTCGGTGCTTGACAATTTGAGCCGTTTTGCTAGGCTCGGTGTCGAAGGAAAATCCTTCCCTGTCCGTACGTAGAGAGTCTTAGCCTTCTCTCTCCGTATGGCAGGTCACACGAAAGGAAATCAGATGTATCTACGCGAGTTAGACATAGTGGCTATCACGATAGCCCTAGTTTCACTCATGGCGCTCGTTATCACTAGCGCCGTAGCAAACGCACGCCTGACCCGTGACCGCGATTACTGGCGCAGGTGGGCTATGTATGATGATGAAACCAAAGCACTTATCCTTGCTGATGACGAGCAGGGGGTATCATGACTCCGTACGACCAAGACGGGAATTATGAACCGCCCACCCGATTAGAACACCATTTCGGGTATGGCTACGTAGGAATTGGGTTCTGTGAGCGTTGCTCAGGCGTTCGCTCGCTAGCCACCCACTCCGCAATACACACGGAAAACAATGACGGCTGGTGCGTTTCATGCGTGAGCATGGAATTAGGCAGACGGCATAGCGAAGCGTGGGAAGAAAGCCTACAAAAGCGAGCAAGCCTAGGCGACTCACCTGAAGAGGTAGAGCGTTGCGAGTTTGAGTTGCGCTTGTGGAAAGCCTTGTTGGTTGAGTGGGAAGAAATTTCCGCTCGTATCCAACACTCGCGAGATGAGATTCTCGAACACGAGTGGGGTTGCGTGGCTTGTGTGAAGTTCTGGCACCCAGACGATCAACGCGCAAATCACAAGGTCACTACGGCTCTCGACATGAACGGAAACGTGGTCAATGTACACGCCCAATGTACGACCCATTGTTTCTGCTGTGACAATGTCGTTATCATACACGATTACCGCCGAACTGCTGAAACGTGGAACGCGTTCTCACGGCCTTGTGTGCGTGAAGTCTACTCCGAAGGTTTCGTGTGTAGAAACTGCGAGGACAAGGTAATCAACGATAGCGAATACTTCATGTGCGGTTGCGGTTTGCTGTGTGCTTTCGATAACTCCACGCGAGCATGGGACGAACACTACTGCGGTAGGTGCGGTGACAACATTGGCACGTGCGACTACTGTGATGACCACGTTTGGTTGGATAGTGATGACCACTCATGTGACGAACGTGAGGACAAGCGCATTATCCATAACTACGACTTCCGTCCGCGTGGTGGATTCACTTATCATGGCTACGACCCGAACAATGTCTATCTCGGTTTCGAGTTAGAGGTCGAGTGCTTCGAAGGAAACTTAGACTCAGATGCCGAACGAGTACGAAACGTACTCGAAATCGAACAGAACAGGGGTTATCTCAAGTATGACGGCTCACTTAATCACGGGTTCGAGATCGTTTCGCAACCACACACTCTCGCTGAGTTCCAAGAGCACTTTCCGTTTGAGGTCATCAAAAACCTACAACAGACGGGCTACCGCTCATGGGATACCGACACTTGTGGGTTCCATGTCCACGTGTCCAAGTCTGCCTTCGGTTGGAACAACCGAGCAAGAATCCAAGAGGGTCGTGTGGAAGCACACGCACTACGTTTCCTCAAACTCATCTACGACAACGACAGATACGTACGTAGACTTGCGGGTAGAAGTTCAGACCAATGGGCTTCATTTGACGATAAGCGTGCTCTCATACCGAAGGTCAAGCACGGCAGACAGACTAACTCACGATACTCGGCGGTCAATGTGTCTAACCCAGACACGTTTGAGGTACGAGTATTTAAGGGTTCCATGCGAGTCGCACGAATCTTGGCTAACCTTGAGTTCGTACACGCTTGCGTGGAATACACACGGAAACTATCCGTATCGCCAAACAACAACACTCTCCAATGGCCTTTCTTCCGTAAGTGGCTTACGGGAAAGCCTGAATACGCAAACCTCACTACCCTGCTAGGAAACCTACCGCGCTCACGAAGCGCAGAAAGCGAAGAAAACTAATGTGTATGTTATGCGTGATCCCGCCCAACGCTATACCTGACCGCAAGAAGTTGGAAAACTCTGCGCTCAACAACCCTCATGGCTACGGCTTCGCCATTGTCGTACCCGAAGAGAACCGAATTATTTGCGAGCGCACCATGAACGCAGATGATTCTATCAACCGCTTCCTTGAGTTGCGTGCGCACTACCCAAGTGGCTACGCCATGTGGCACGCACGTTTCGCTACGAGCGGTGAGCAAACTGTTGATAACTGCCACCCGTTCGTGTTGCCCGACAAGGAACACCCGAACACGACCTACATAGGTCACAACGGCATACTTGACGTAATCGAGCCGAAGGGCGAGAAGCGTAGCGATACGCGAATCTTCGTTGAGGATTTGCTACCCGCTATCGGTGGTGTCAAGGCGTTAGACAACGACCAAGTGTGGAATCTCATCAACGAGTTCACGCGTGGTTCGAAGGTGTGCGTACTCACTACTCACCCGAAAGCCGAGTATCAGATGTACCTCTTCCACGAGGAAGCAGGTAAGACAGACGAAGACGGCGTGTGGTGGTCTAACAATTCATGCGAGCTTACGTATGGATACGGCGGAAAGTGGTGGTCTGCTGACCCTTACGTTGGTGGCTCTGTCAAGGGCGACAAGTACGACCACCTATACGACATGTTCTCGTGTGAAATGTGCGGTACGGATACACACATGGATCTCGTAGAAGATGACTTCTGCCCGACCTGCTACTGCTGTTTCATGTGTACGTTCTACAAAGATGCGTGTATGTGCTACAAGCCTAGTAGACACGAGGCAGACCGAGTGGTTGTCAAGTCTGTCAAGGACAAGAAACCTTCTGACATGACGCTTGATGAGCAAGTGTCATACGAGCGTTTTCACCAAAACGAGCCAACCGCAGAGGAAGAGAATCCTGAGCGGGTTAGTTCGTACAAGAAACCTGAAGGGGGGTGGATAATCAGATGATACACGCAAGCAAAATCATGAACGCGTTGATAAACGCTGGACTCACGTTTAGCCCTGAGAGGGGCGACCCGTACCCTATGCGCCAAGTACCATGCGCAGAGGTAGCCAAAGTGGTAATACGCTTTCTAGGTGAGTCGGGTGTAGAGGTCGAACAAGACCTTGACGAGTGGGCGAGCATAAGTTCGTTTAAGTACCCGAACGCTAGGCTTACGCCATGACTACTCACAAGCCTGTACCACCTACGCCGTTCTACCTCAGCAAGCGTGCTGAGTGGTTCCGTAGGGAAGCCCTGCGCTATCGCGACATGGGCGACCTAATGAAAACTGCTGAGTTGCTCAAACGCGCAAGCGAGTATTCCAAACTCGCGGGCGAGTTAGAGTTCGACACGGAAGGACAAGATGAACAATTCGTACACCACGCGTGAGTGTGACAAGTGTGGCGTGGAGATACTCGTTCGCGAGAACGATACTTCTCCGCGTTGCTACTGCTACCCATGCGCCATGTCCAAGTTAGGGGAAACACCATGATTACGCGTACTCGCTACACATGGAACGACCTAACTTGGCGTGAAACTAAGTCGGGCGTATTCACGTCACATGTATCGCTGTTCCCTGCTGAGTATCTCGAAGTCGAAGCAGGGTGGGAAATACATGGGCCGATACGTGTGAGGTTCGCGTGGCAACCTGCTACGAAACACACACGCGCCTACTACAAGCCACTACGAAGGAGAGAGTTCGACATGGACAACCCGCTAGAGTACCCATGCGGTTCATGTGGTTCACCTAGAAAGTCGCCATGTGTCGGCTCGAAACCTGAGTGTGCTTATCGCGTGTTCTACGTAGGGGGTGGTATGTTGTGAGTTTCTTTGATGAGTTTCCAAAGTTCTACAACGAGGCTTCCTGCGCGAGCGCACCTAACCCTGACCTGTGGTTTCCTGAAGAAGAGGAAGTCATGAGGGTTCGGGTAAATACGCCTGAAGCTGAACAAGCACGCGCTATCTGTATGGCGTGTCCTGCTCGGCAGGAGTGTTTAGATTACTCGCTTCAGTTCTCGAATCTCTACGGGATTTGGGCGGGTCTAGATCGGCTGGAACGTAGAGCCGAGCAAATCATACGAAACCTAACGCCTAGTCCAATGCGCTATGCGCATAGAGAGGAGTGACATGTTCGAAGAAGATGAGGACATCTATGACGACTACTCGGAGTTTGAGTTCTTCGAGGATAGCGTGAGCGAGTCCTTAAAACTTATCGCATGGACTATGCTTCTCACGTTGCTGGCTGTTGGCTTCGTGTTAGCAGTAGCCTTGTAATGGCTAGGTGCGGAGTGTGCGGGGGAAAAATCTCCCGCACGCTTGTACCACATGGAGTAATCTGCGAAGACGATAGGAAAGGAGAGGTTATGGGTAAGTTGCTGTGGGAAAGTCGCGTGACTAAAGACATGTGCGCGGATCTTTTACCCGAAGACATTGAGCAACTCATAGAACAACTCAACGAAGCCGTTGAGCAAGTGTGCTCTGAGTTTGACGTAGCCTAACTGCTACGCTTAGAAGCCTCATGCGTGTATGCGCGTGGGGCTTCTTTTTTTATCCACCCAATACCTACCGCGTGCTGGCAATAACAACCCACGCATGACTCGTGTGACACGCGTGCGAGCGCGTACTTTTTCCGTGTGTTATACTCGCCCCCACGAGCGCACGCGTAGCAGATCACGCGTAGCCCCCCGCACGCGGTTTGTGTTGGGCGCGTAAATTCATTGTCGTTACGTCAGTCATTAGCCACCTCTTCGGACTCGTCCTCATATACCCTGTCGTCACTTGTAATTTCTGAAGTTGTAGCAACTTCTTCTTCCGTGTAGTCACGCTCCCTACGTGGTCGCTGACCACCTAGTAAGTTTAACAAGTTATTCATGGCGCGGTTCACGCGCATACGCGCAGCGTCCTGACTTATCTCCAACTCTTTGGCTAGCAGAGTTAGGTCAGAACCATCGAAGCGTAGGAAAATTATATTCTGTTGCTCTTCAGGTAACTTAGCAAGAGCCTTGTCAATGTCAGCCATCATGGCAAACCAGTTGCCACCTTCAGACAACACTTGTTTAGTGCTAGTAAATCCTAATTCTGAAAGCGATGGAGCAACTACATCTCCGCGTAACACAGCAGGAAGTAACCTTTCTACGATCTCTCTGTCGTAATAATAATTATCTTCTACGCGATAGCCTACCGCGTTTGCCTTTTCACGCTGGCAGAAATCTTTAGCGGCATTACGTAACGAGCGCGCAATAAGCTTTGTTGCTTGCTTGCCGTCTAGTTTCTCCCACACCTTTACTTTGTTAGGGTGCTCCAAAAACCATACCCACAATTCCTGACGGATATCCTCCGCAGAAACCATGTGATACTTACGGGAAAACTCATAAGCAATTGCGCCTACAAGATTCTCGTAATCAGTTGTTACCACGCGTAAACGTCTCCTTCTACGCAGAACGAGCGCCCTATGATAGGGACATTGACAGCCGTAACATTAGACCTGCGTATGTACAAGATAGTAAAACCTTGTTGCCAGTTAGCGGCACCTGTAGTTAAGTAATCCGCTTTATTAAGATCCATTAAATGGCCTACTTCGACTCCGAAAAGTCTATTGGAGATTCGACCATTGTAGCCAACGTGATAATGTTGGATTCCCTGCCTATGGGTGTGTCCACATACGACAGATAATCCGATACGTCTCGCAAGGCTAAGCGCAGTTCCCCCCGAAGTCTGTATAAGGTTTCCCTCGTCTCCATGGGCAAGAGCCCATCCGGGCGCAAATTGCCAGATCTTGTCATGGTAGGTAATATCGAGTTCATCGTATCTGAGCAAAGCTTCATACTCCAAAGCGCGCAGGCTTGCAAGTGCTGGAGCGTACTTGTTGATGTAGTTGCTGATTCGGTCTCCATGATTACTCCTCATTACGTGGAATGGTCTATCACCTAATGCTTCTTTGAAGCCCTCCATGATTTCCGATGTTTTATCAAGACCAGATTGAAGTGTTTTCGCATACTCTTCAGCGCGCCCTTTGTTCCAGCGGGATGGCTCCGGGCTATCGGCTT